ATATATAATAAAGAAATTATATATATATTGTAACGCTTTTTCTGTAACAAAATTACTTTAAAGCTACTAATATAGCCAAAGTAGTTGTTACAGATACCCCTTAAAAGTGTTACAGAGATTATTAAAAAGAGGTGAATTTACTTGAATTACTATAAAAAGACAGAAAACTTATTGAATGATTATGTGAAAATTAAAAGTGAAATAGATAATTTACAAATAGAAATAGAGGACATTAAATTAGAATATAAAGGTGTAGGGGCAATGAGTTATGAAGAAAAAAGTACTCCCACCAATGCTTTTAATTCTAATGTTGAGAATGAAATTATTAATAAAGAAAAACTTTTAGAAAAATTAAACTATAAATTAAATAAAAAAATAAGGCTTATTAAAAAAATAGATAATGCAATTAATATATTAAATGATACCGAGAAAAAAGTAATTAAAATGAAATGTTTTGAAGGATTACAATATAAACAAATAGGACAAGTTTTAAATATAGATCATAACTATGCATGTGAAGTTAAAAGGAAAGCTATAAATAAAATTATTGACTTAGTTTTTATCAAGGAAAAACTTTGATAAGACTTAGTTTATACTAAATTCAAATGAAGATATCATGTAGTATAATGATATTGTAAAAAAATATAAGGAGGTGAAAATCCTCCTACTTAAATGTGTATATGTACTGAGAGCACCTTAACGGGTGCTTTTTTACATACTTAGCAAAGGCTAAGAAATAATATTTGCAGGAGTGGTGATTATATGTGAGATATAAATTTAATACTAGGTGGAAAGGTAAAAATTTAATTTGCGCCTGTTTATTTGGCAATCCCGCCTGTGATAGATATAAAAAATGTGAAGTATTGGAATTAAAATTAAATACTTATGGAGATATAGATAAATGTATGAATCATAGATCTTATAAAAGAATTAAAGGAGCATTAAGACAGAAATAAATTAAGTTATACACAACGTATTGTGGACAATGTGTACAACTCATACTATATATTGTGGTTGCATTATAAAATTAATATTTAAAAAAGGAGGTGGCATTGTGAAGCTAACACCAAAACAGAAAATATTTTGTGATGAATACCTAGTGGATCTTAATGCCACTAGAGCTTATAAAGCAGCATATAAAAATATAAGGAAAGATGAAACCGCAGCGGTCAATGGAAATAGATTGCTAAGAAATGCTAAGGTTAAAGAATATGTTGATAAAAGAATGAAAGACAGGGAAAAAAGGACAGAAATAACTCAAGACTTTGTTTTAAAGGAACTTTATGCTATAGCTAAATCTAATGGTTCTAATTATGCGGAAGTAGTTAAAAAGTCTTATATGAAACCTGTTTATGATGAACAAGGAAATAAAATAGGTGAAGAAGAAGTTTTTTATAAAGATGTAGAAATAAAAGAAACAAAAGACCTTACAACTAATGAAAAGAAAGCTATAACAGCAATTAAAAATACTAAGTTTGGTATTAGTGTAGAAACAGCGGATAAGGTAAAGGCCTTAGAGCTTTTAGGTAGACACCTGGGAATGTTTAAAGATAAAGTAGAAGTTAATGGTAATATGAAAGTTAATAATCCATTTGAAGATTTAACCACAGATCAGTTATTAAAACTAGCTGGTGTAGAAGATGGATAAAGAATTAGTACAATTAGGAGCAAAGATAGAACTTGCAAGACGTAAGTTCTTTTTTTATTGCAATTTAAAGGCGCCAAACTTTTATAAGCAAGATAGAACATATCTAGTGGAGTTATGTAATGAATTTCAAGAGTTTCTTTCTTCAGATGAAGAAGTAATGATAGTAAATGAACCTCCTAGACATGGAAAGAGTAGAACAGCAGGGCTATTTGTTGAATGGGTTCTTGGCAATAATCAGAATGAAAAGATAATGACAGGATCATACAATGAAACTTTATCCACTATGTTTTCCAAGAATGTAAGGAACTCCATTCAAGAGGAAAAAGCAGATAAGTACAAACCAGTATTTTCTGATGTTTTTCCAGAGGTAAGAATAAAACATGGTGATGGAGCTATGAACCTATGGTCCCTAGAAGGTGGATATAATAACTATTTAGCTACTTCTCCAACAGGTACAGCTACAGGATTTGGAGCTTCATTGCTAATTATAGATGACCTTATTAAAAATGCAGAAGAGGCTTACAATGAAGCAGTGTTAGAAAAGCATTGGGATTGGTTTACTAACACTATGTTATCTAGGCTTGAAGAAGGTGGAAAGATAATAATCATAATGACTAGATGGGCCAGTGGTGATTTAGCTGGTAGAGCATTAGATTATTATAAAGAGCAGGGTATTAAAGTTAAACATATAAGTATGAAAGCTTTAATCGATAAAGAAAAAAAGCAAATGTTATGTCCTGAAGTATTAAGTTATAGGAGTTATAAAAATAAAGTAAAAGCAATGGGTGAGGATATAGCCAGTGCTAACTATCAACAGGAGCCTATAGACTTAAAAGGACGATTATATAGTGACTTTAAGAAATATAAATATATACCTAAAGATAATAATGGTAATCCACTGTTTACTAGAATTAAGGCTTATATAGATACTGCTGATGAAGGTTCAGACTATTTATGTTGTATTGTTTATGGTGAATATAACAAAGAAGCTTATGTTTTAGATGTTTTATATACTAAGGAGCCTATGGAAGTTACAGAAACTGCAACAGCTAAAATGCTATTTGAGAATAAAGTTAACATAGCAGATATAGAGAGTAATAACGGTGGTCGTGGTTTTGCTAGAAGTGTAGAGAGAATATTAAAAGAGAAATTCAATAGCAATAAAACAAAAGTTAAGTGGTTCCATCAAAGTAAAAATAAGAAGGCTAGAATATTATCAAATGCTACATGGATTATGGACCATATATATTACCCAGTTAATTGGAGAGATAGATGGCCAGAGTATTATGGGGCAATGAACAAATATCAACGTGAAGGTAAGAATAAGCATGATGACGCTCCAGATGCTACAACCGGAATAGCTGAAAAGATAGGACAAGGCAATTCAATTTCATTTGACTAAGGAGGTGTTATAGATGATATTTATAGATAAAATACTCAATAGTGGATCTAATTCGGTAATGAGCTTAGAAGAAATTATTAAAGAGGAAATAAAAGAATGGAATAGTTCACAAACAAGACAATTAATGTTAGATGGAGAAAGATATTATAAGGGCGATACTGATATACTAAAACGTAAAAGAATGGCTATAGGTGAAGATGGAGAATTAGAAGAAGTTAAGAACTTAGCAAATAATAAACTAGTACATCAATTTGTTAGAAAGCTCGCAGACCAGAAAGTGGGTTATTTATTAAGTAAGCCTTTAAGTGTACAAACTGATAACGAAACATATAAAAATGTATTAGATGATATATTTAATAAGTCCTTTATGAGATTACTTAAGAATTTAGGTAAAGATGCCATTAATAAAGGTATAGCATGGGCTCAAATTTATTATAATTCAGATGGTGAACTACGATTTAAAAGATTACCTTCAGAGGAAATAATACCTCTTTGGAAAGATTCAGAGCATACAAAATTAGATGCACTTATTAGGATATATGAAGTTATAGTTTATGAAGGTAAAACTAAAAAGATAGTACAGAAAGTTGAATATTGGGACACAAAACAAGTATTAAGATATGTTAATGATAATGGAAAGTTAATACTTGATGTTGAAGCCCCAGAAGACGAAGGGCATTTTAGTATGGTAGATGATAAAGGAAATAAACAATCATTTACCTGGTCTAAAGTGCCTTTTGTGTATTTCAAATATAATGATGAAGAACAGCCATTAATTAAGTTTGTTAAGTCCCTAGTAGATGATTATGACAGAAATAAAAGTGACAATAGCAATAACTTGGAGGACCTTCCAAACTCTATTTATGTGCTTAAGGATTATGATGGTGAGAACTTAGGGGAGTTTAGAAGAAATATGAGCCTTTACAGAGCTGTTAAGGTTGCTGGTGATGGTGGAGTAGAAACAAGGAATTTAGAAATAGACACGGAAGCCTATAAGACACACATTGAGCAAACACGAAGGGATATTTATGAATTTGGTAGAGGCGTAGACACTCAAAGTGATAGGTTTGGTAATAGTCCATCTGGAATATCATTAAAGTTTTTATATAATGATTTAGATATGGATTGTAATATAATAGAAACAGAGTTCCAGGCATCACTTGAATATCTATTGTGGTTTGTGAATCAGCATTTAATTAATACTGGACAAGGAGATTATACAGGTGAAAATGTAGAATTTATCTTCAATCGTGATACCCTTATAAATGAAACTGATAGTATTAATAATTGTCAAAATAGTGTCGGTATTATTAGCGATGAAACAATAGTAGCTAATCATCCTTGGGCTACTAAGGATGAACTAGAAAAGATAAAAAAACAGAAAGAAGAACGTGAATCAATGTATCCTAATTTTCCTTTAGAAGAAATACCAGAGGATGAAGAGAATGAGGAGTAAAGACTATTGGAAGAAACGTTCAGAAGTTGTAGCTGGTAAACAGTTTAAGAAAACAGATAATTATATTCTAAGTTTACATTTAGAGTATATGGAGGCTTTAAGCAGCATACAAAAAGATATAGAAGTCTTTTATGCTAGATTTTCGCAGAATAATGAAATATCTTTACAAGAAGCTAGACGATTATTAAACTCAAATGAACTGCATGAGTTTAAGATGGACTTAAAAGAGTTTACTAGAAAAGCTAAAGATAATAAAAATCTACAATGGGAAAAAGAATTAAACAATGTATCTTATAAGGTAAGAGTTACTAGGTTACAAGCTCTACAAACTCAAATAAGGAATAGCATAGAAGATTTATATAGTAAACAGCAAGATAATACCACAAGCCTTTTAAATGGAATATATGAGGATACTTATTATAGGAATATCTTTGAAGTACACAAAGGCTTAGGAATAGGTATTAATTTTGCTAAGTTAGATACTAATACAATAAATAAGGTAATTACAGAACCATGGCATGGAGATAATTATAGTAGTAGGATATGGAATAATAAAGAAAAGTTAATGATGGAGTTACAAACCAATCTTACTCAATCTTTTATTAGAGGAGATTCTATAGATAAAACAAGTAAAATAATAGCTGAAAGAATGGAAGTAGGTAAAAGCAGAGCAAGGACACTTGTTAATACTGAAAGTGCTAATGTTATTTCTAAATCAACTTTTAACAGCTATATTGGAAGTGGAGTTGTTAAAGAATATGAAATACTTGCTACTTTAGACTTACATACGAGTAAAATATGTAGATCATTGGATGGAAAAGTATTTAAAGTATCTGAAAAAGAAATAGGAGTTAATGCTCCACCGTTTCATCCCAATTGCAGAACTACAATAATTCCTTATTTTGCAGATGCAATAGATGAAGAAAGAATAGCTAGAGATAATGAAGGTGATGTTTATTATATAGATGGAAACATGAATTATAAACAATGGTATGAGAAATATGTTGCTTAAACATTTGAGGAGGGAAAGTTATTGAATATACCAAATAAAGTTAGAATAGGTTATAAAGATTTTAAAGTAAATTTAGTAGATCATGATGTGATTTATGACAATACGGTTTGTTATGGAAATATAGAACTTGATACTGGGGTTATAAATATATCAAATTTATATAGTCAAGATCAACAAAAATGCACGTTTATACATGAATGCTTACATGGGATAGATGAAAATGTGGAAACTAAATTAAGTGAAGAACAAATTAGAAAACTATCAAAAGGTTTATATCAATTTATAAAGGACAATCCAGATGTATTTACTAAGGATACAAGTATATCTAATAAACTAAATGCTTCAGTAAATGTAGATACTGATAAAATAATAAAAAGTGTTGAGAAGTATATCGGGGATGAATTAGCAAAAAACAACTAAAGGAGTTTATAAATAAGTGGGGTGATATTAATTGCATAATCTTACTGTGAGTAGTAATGATAAAAATACAAAAATAAAATTAGATAATTTTGAATTACAGAATGTTATTGGATATAAAATAAAAAGCTCCGATAATGGAACGACGGAGCTTATGATAAAAATATTAGTTAATAATTCTAAAATTGAGATTTAATAAGTTCTGTAATAACACCTGTGGCAATTTCTTTAAGAGCACTAATAGAAGAAGAACCTACCTTTTTAGATATTTCTTTGGTTTTATTCCACGTAGTATCTGAGCGTATATCAGCTAAAAATTTATGTCCTTCAGGTGAAAGATCATGTATAGCGCAGGCGCTATCTATAAACCAAGAAACTTCGGTGACTAATCCAGATAATCCACATTGCTTTATATGATAAAGAACTTCATTATTAGAGTATTTAGATAAGAGTTCATAATCATCTGGATAATACATTGTGGAATTAAAACCTGTAGATTCTTCAACAGTTAGTAAAATATCTCTTATACAATCCGGATTTAATCTCATAAACATACCTCCTTTCAACAAAATATTACCATATTTGAAAGGTGTGTACAAACTATAAGCCTTAGAAATAAGACTTTTTATTTTTGCTCTTTTTAGTATTTATGAGTATAAACTGAAAGACCACAAGCAGGAGCCAACCTGTATAAAAAGGTTAGTAGGAAAGGAGAAATTAGTATGGATTTAAAAGAACTTTTAGGAGAAGAACTTTATAACCAAGTGATACAAAAGGTAGGTGATAACAAGATAGATATAGTTAGTAATGGTAATTGGATACCTAAAGATAAATTTAATACATTAAATGAGCAGCTTAAAACTGCAAATACAACTATTACTGATTTAAAGAAAAGTAATAAAGATAATGAAGAACTTCAAACTAAGGTTACAGATTATGAAATCAAGGTTAAAGACTATGAAAAGAAAATACAGGATATGCAATTTAATTATGCATTAGAAGGAGCTTTAAAGGGTGCCAATGTAAGAAATATAAAAGCTGTTAAAGCTCTTTTAAATTTAGAAAATGTTAAATTGGATGGTGAAAATGTTTTAGGACTTTCAGAACAAATAGAAGCATTACAAAAAAGTGATAGCTATTTATTTGCAGAAGAACAAAAACCTAAGTTTTCAGGAGTAGAACCTACAGATGGAAGTAAAGTACCACAAGGTTATAATCCTTGGAAAAAAGAAAGTTTTAATCTAACAGATCAAGGTAAAATATTTAAAGAAAATCCAGAACAGGCCAAACAATTAATGGCTCAAGCTGGAGTAAATCAATAATAAAGGAGATGTATAAAATATGGGAACAAAATTAAGTGATGTAATTGTACCAGAATTATTTAACCCTTATGTGGTTAATAGAACAATGGAGAAGAGTGCTTTAGTACAAAGTGGAATAATAGTAAATAACTCAGAATTTGATAATTTAGCAAGCCAAGCTTCACCTTTAATTAATATGCCATTCTTTGAGGATTTGACAGGAGAAAGTGAGCAGATTATTGAAGATACAGACTTAGAAGCAGCTAAGATTACAAGTAATAAAGATGTGGCAGCTATTTTAAGAAGGGCTAAAATGTGGAGTGCTACAGATTTATCAGCAGCTTTAGCCGGTAAGGACCCAATGGCAGCTATAGGAGAATTAGTAAGTGGATTTTGGACTAGAGATATGCAAAAAGAGTTAATCGCAATACTTAAAGGTATATTCTTAAGTACATCAATGAAAAATAACTTGCTTGATATATCAGCTATGACAGAAGGTGCGGCTAAGTGGTCTGCTAGTGCTTTTATAGATGCTCAACAAATGTTAGGAGATGCACAAGAACTTTTAACAGGTGTTATGATGCATAGTGCTGTTAAATCAGAACTTAAAAAACAAAACTTAATTCAAACTATAAGGCCATCAGATAGTCCAGAGTTTGATGTATATCAAGATAAGAGAGTAATAGTTGATGATGGTTGTCCAGTTGATGTAGGTGGAGTTTATACTACTTATTTATTTGGACAAGGAGCTTTAGCATTAGGTAATGGTAATCCAGTAGGATTTATACCAACTGAAACTGATAGAGATAAAAAGAAAGGTTCAGGTGTTGATTATTTAATTAATAGAAAAACAATGATATTACATCCAAGAGGAGTTAAATTTACTAATGCTAAAGTAGCTAAAACAGAAGGTCCAAGTAGAGCAGAGTTACAAGAAAAAACTAACTGGGAAAGAGTATATGAACCAAAACAAATAAGAATAGTTGCATTTAAACATAAAATATAAGAAGGTGGTTTTATGACTCCACTAGAAAAATTAAAAAAACTTTTAGGTATATCCTTGGATGATGACTCCAAGGATTTTTCATTGCAATTCGCAATAGAGGATGCTAAACAAACAATAAGGGATTATTGTCACATAAAAGAAATCCCAGAAGAATTAAATAATACTATTTTAAGAATGTCTATAGATATATATAGAAATGATAACCTAGGGGAAGAAGAGAATCCTTTAGGTTCCATTTCCTCTATAAGTGAAGGGGATACTTCTATAAGCTATAGAAGTGCTAATGCTGAATTTAAGGATAGCCTAGTAAAAGACTATAAAGCTAAACTTCATAAATATAGAAAGTTGGTTTGGTAATATGCTTAAAGGTATAGAAAAGGCTAGAAAGCAAGCAAGAAAAGCTATTGAAAGCCTGTATGATTGTACTTGTAATATTTATGGGTATGAAAAATATAAAGATCCAGCAACTAAAGAAACTAAAACAGGGATTAATCCAATTCCTAAGTATGAAAACCAATCTTGCAAAGTATCAAAACAAAGTCTAAGTAAAAATAATCAAACCGATACAACAAATAATATAAACTATGAGCTCAAGCTTTTTATAGCTCCTGAAGTTGAAATCAAACAAGGTGATGAAATAGAAGTTACTAATGCATTTGATGTAAAAACTAATTATAAAGCTGGAGAAGGATTTCCTTATTATACACACCAGGAAGTTATTTTAAATAAAGAGGATAAAGCTTAATGGCCAGATTAGCGAGTTTTGATTATTCTGATTTTAAGAAGATGGCCAAGAGTTTTCAAAAAGCTTTAGATGAAAGAGTAATTGAAAGATGGATAAGAGAATTTTTGTTGGAGATGGCATTTAGAGCTGAAAGGAAAATTAAAAAACGTACTCCAGTAGGTATTTATAGCAATCAAGTGTCCTTTACAACTAAGGATGGTAAAGAAGTAAATTTTACAACTAGTAGCTCTAAAACAGGAGGACATTTAAGACGTAACTGGCAAGTAGGAAATGTAGTAAAGCAAGGAAACTCTTATATAGTAGAAATATTTAATAATGTGGATTATGCTTCTTATGTCGAGTATGGGCATAGAACTAAAAATCATAAAGGTTGGGTTGAAGGTAGATTCATGGCCACAATATCAATGCAAGAAATTGAAAGGCAGTTACCTAAGTTTTTAGAAAGAAAACAAGTAGAATTATTAAATCAAATACTTAATGGTAGAGCTTAAAGGAAGTGATAATATGAAGATAGTTTTAGCTATTGGGCTATTATTTTATATGATTGTTGTAATCTATCATTCATTAAGTGAATTTAAGCAGGGAAAGAAATTAGAGGCAATATTTGATTTATTAATATTTATTGCAACTGCATTATTTATAATAACAACTCGAATGTTGTTAAAGTAGGTGATAATATAGCAAATATAAATAATTTAAAGATAGGAATTAACCAGACATTGGATAAAGAATTTCCCAACATAACTATATACAATGAAAGAATAGAACAAGACTTTGAGGAGCCTTGTTTTTTTATTAAGGTTTTAAGTTCAGGTCAAGATAAGGAACTTAATATTAGATACAAAAAAAACATATTATTTGATATTCATTATTTTAGTGATAAAGAGGATTTGAATGATGATTGCAATGATATGGCTGATAAGCTTTATGAGGTACTTGAATATGTAAAAGTAAATAATAGTTTATATAGATCTAATGAAATGACACATGAGGTTATAGATGGAGTTTTACACTTCATGTTGAAATTTAATTATCATGTGATTAAGGAAATTGAAAAAGCTCCTAAAATGAATAAATTGAAACAGGAGGTATATTTAAATGGCAGATAAAGAACAAGAAATTAAATTTACCAAAGAACAAATAGTAAATTCAAAACAGTTTACAGTAATAGAAATAGATGTACTTAAAGCTTTATTAAAAGATGAACAATATAGTATGGATGAAGTTAAAAAAATATTAGAAAAGTTTAATAAGAAAGAGGTGAAATAGTATGGCTGGTGGAACTTGGGAAAGACAAAATAAAATTAGACCAGGGGCTTATATAAATTTTAAGTCAAAGAAAAATGGTCAAACACCAATAGGTGAAAGAGGAATCGCAACTTTACCATTAGAACTACCTTGGGGACCAGAAAAGCAAGTATTGCCAATATATGCTGATGATGATTTATCTAAAGTACTAGGTATAAATATAGCTGATGAAAGTGCATTACTTATTAGAGAAGTATTAAAGAAAGCTAAGATACTTTTATTATATAGGCTTAATGAAGGCGAAAAAGCTACTGCCGCATTAGAAGGATTAACTATAAATGCTAAATGTACTGGAACGAAAGGAAATAATATTACTGTAGTGATTCAAAACAGTATAGATTTTACAGAAAGTTTTGAAGTTATTACTATATTTGAAGGAAATAAGGTTGATAAACAACTTGTTAAAAATATAAAAGATTTAAAGTCTAATGATTATGTTGATTTCAAAGGTACTGGGGAATTAAAAACTACTGCTGGATTACCACTTAAAGGTGGAACTGATGGTAATGTTACCAATCAAGGTTATACGGATTATTTGTCAACTATTGAACCTTATGAATTTCATGCTATTGGTATTCCAACTAAAGATCCTACTATAAAAGCAGTGGCAACTACATTTATAAAGAGACTTAAAGAAGATGGTAGACAGGTGCAGTTGATACTAGAAAATTATCCCGAAGCTGATAGTGAAAATGTTATTACTGTTAAAAATGGTGTAATTTTAAGTGATAATACAGTAATAAAATCCAATCAAGCAGTTGCATTTGTAACTGGAGCTACCGCTGGAGCAAATGTAAATCAATCTAATACTTATCTAGAGTATCCAGGCGCCATTGATGTAGATGTTAGATACACTAATAGGGAAATAGAAGAAGCTTTATTAAACGGAGAAATAGTCTTTACCATTAGTAATAGAAAAGTAGTAATAGAACAGGATGTTAATACATTTAAAAGTTTTACAGAAGATAAAGGAAAAGACTATCGAAAAAATAGAGTAGTTCGCACACTCTTTGAAGTAAATAATGGGAGTAGACTATTATGGGAAACCAATTATATTGGTAAAGGTGATAATAGCGAAGATGGAAGAAATTTATATAAAAAGGATGTAATTAAGTTCTTAGAAAAATTACAAGGAATTGGAGCACTTGAAAATGTTGTACCAGAAGATGTTGAAATTAAAAGAGGACAAGATAAAGATTCTGTAGTAGTTAGAATGGGGGTACAACCAATAGATGCTATGGAAAAGCTATATATGGATGTGGAGGTGGAATAGTAAATGGGATTTCTTAAAGCGGGAGATACAATAAGTGGACAAGAAGCTAGAGGATTTATAACTATAGATGGTAGAAATGAAGAACTATTCTATGCTAAAAAATTAGAATCAAAAGTAGAAAAGAAAAAAACAGAGGTAAGAACTTTGAGTAAAAGAGGAGAGCAACATAAAGCCGCTGGTTGGAGTGGTTCTGGGACATTGACAGTATATTATGTGACTTCTCTATTTAGAGAATTAATGATTAAGTATATAAAAACTGGAGTAGACACATATTTTGATATAACCGTTACAAATGAAGATCCAACAAGTAGCATAGGGAAACAAACTACAGTTTTAAAAGATTGTAATTTAGATGAAGTTTCCATGGCAATGTTTGATGTAGAATCTGAGGTGCTTGAAGAAGATATGGGATTCACGTTTGATGATGTGGACTTATTAAATAAATTCGGGAAACCAGTATTAGGTTAATAGGAGGAGTATATAATGAACAATTTTGAAGATTTTTTAATGGATAGCTTTGAGGAAGTAGAAGAAATAGAAAGAGAAATAACTATAGGTGGTAAAAAGAAAAAACTAAAATTCAAACCGATAAGTGCTGATAAAGGTGACGAACTTAGAAAGAAGTGTAAAAAGATAACAATAGTTAAAGGTCAAAAAATGAGTGAAACTGACCAAGATAAATTTATAGCTAATCAAATAATAGAAACTACTGTTTACCCAGACTTAAAAAATGCAGAGTTGCAAAAGGCTTGGGGTGTTATGGGAGCTGAACAATTACTTAAGGCTATGAAGTCTAAAATGAGTGATGGTGAATACATGGAATGGGGTAGCGTTGTAAGTGAAATAAATGGATACGATAAAGGTATACAGGAGTTAGTAGAAGAAGCAAAAAACTAATCAAGGGAGGGGATGGTGAAGCTAATTATGCACACTATGCCCTCCACAGGTTGAAGATTCTTCCTAGCGTTTTGGTTAAAATGTCAAGGGGAGAAAGAGCTTTCGTATACGCTAGTATTGATTTGCATATAGAGAATGAAAAGAAACAAGTGGATAAAGCTAAAAGAAAAAGATAATATTGAAACAAACCCCAATATTTGTTATTATTAAAGTGATTTAATGTTGGAATGGGGGATAGTATGAGAAAATTTATATATTATTTGGGCATGTTTTTTTGCGGAATTATATCAATAGTTAGCTTTATTTCTAGTATGTTTTTATTTAAAGACAGATATGTGAGTAGTGGATTTACCTTAATTGCATTTATGGTTTTATTTCTACTAATATTAAGAGTTCTTATAAAAAAATATAAAATATCTAATAATGAAGTAGTTAATGAATACTATAACCCATATATAACTGAGGAAGAATTTAAAATTATAGATAGAGGAGAATTAGTAACTATAAATACTAATGATTTTATTTGTAAACCTAGTGAAAGTTGCTATTATGGTGATATAGCTAGGAGGGTTATAAATAAAACTGAAACCGTTGGTTACACAGGAAAATCATCTGGCATAAGCATAAGAATTACAAAAGGTTTATCATATAGAACTGGTGTAGGGAAATCTACACCTATAAAAGAGGATGTAGAATACTCATACGAAGGAAGTATATTTATAACAAACCAACGAGTAATTTTTACATCTATAGAAAATGGATTTGAATTTTCTTTATCTAAATTAACATCAATGAAGTTATATATTAATGGGATAGGATTTCAAGTTGGTAATAAAAGCTATACTCTAATTATGCAGAATCAAGAATATATCTACAATATAATTAGCCAATTGACTAGTGGAGCTAAAGCACTCTAATAATAGGGTGCTTTTATTTTTGCACAAAAAGAGGTGATAAAGTGGCAACTGTATCAGCAAGTTTAAAAATGTTTGATCAAATGACAAGACCTCTTCAACAAGTTACTCAAGCTTTAAATTTAACTATAAGTGCTATGGACCAAATGAATAATGCTGCAAATAAAGACATAAGAATAACTAATTCTTTAAATACTGCAAGGGGAGCAATTCAAAGAGCTTCTGCTGGGTTACAAGAATTAGCTAATACACAAGATAAATCTAGAAATAGTCAAGAACAACTAAATAATTCATTTAATAAAGGGTCTAATGAAGCAAATGGATTAACAAGTAAAGTGAAAAATCTCATAGGTGCTTATTTAGGGTTCCAGGCTGTTAAAAAAGGAATAGATTTAACTATAGGTGGAGGAGCAAGGCTAGAACAACAATTAATTACCATAAGTGGTATGCTTGGGAACAAAGACGTAGGAAAAGCTTTCTTTGGAAGCTTAAATAAATATGCAAATGAGAGTGTATATGGATTAAAAGAGTTTAATACTATAACGCGATCATTTATACAATTTACAAAAAATACAGATAAACTTATGGATTTAAATAAAACGGCTGAAAAATTAGCATTCTTAGATCCGACTCAAGGTTTAGAGGGTGCTGGATTTGCATTGAAAGAGGCGTTAGGTGGAGACTTTATGTCTTTAAAGAGTAGATTTGGATTTGGTAAAGCTGATGCCGAAATACTTAAAGCGTCCAAAAGTATGGATGAGTTTATAAGCAAGTTTGATGAATTATTAGCTAAAAAAGGTGCCAGCGATAAAGCTTTGGAAGAATTTAATCAATCTGCTGTAGCACAATTAAATAACCTTAAATCAAATATAGAAACCTCTTTTGCACAAGCTTCTGAAAATGCACTTGAATCTTTAAAGCCTTTGTTAAGTGCTATAAATGAAGGATTCAAGAATGGTGATTTTCAACCATTCTTTGATGGAATAAGTATAGGGATAAATATAATTGTAAATAGTATACTTTTGGTTATAGATGTAATTAGTTGGATAGGACAAATAGTACAAGATAATTGGTCAATAATAGAACCTATACTAATTTCTATAATATTATATTTTTCTGTTATGCTAATTCCAGTTTTATGGGATACTATAACAACATTAGCAGCTATGGGGATTGCATGGTTAATGGTTAACTGGCCTATATTACTAATAATAGGTTCAATAGCATTATTTATATATATCTTAATACAATCAGGGGTTACTGCGGAACAAATACTAGGTTCTATAGGCGGATTGTTTGGAGCTACTTTTGCATTTATATATAATCTTATTGGGCTTTTATGGAATGGATTTGCTAGTTTTGCAGAATTTTTCGCTAACTTATTTATAGATCCAGTTTATGCAGTAAAAAAACTTTTTTATGATATATGTACGACTATATTAGAATGGATTAGTAATTTAGCAAAAGGATTAACTGATTTGATTAATATGATACCAGGAGTAAAAACTAATCTTCACAGTGGTCTAGATAATCTTATAAGTAAAATTCCAGTACCAGAAAGCAAAAAAGGTGTTGTCAAAATACCTAGGATGAAGCAAATGGATTATAAAGAAGCTGCGACTTTTGGATATAATAAAGGTGCAGGAGTAGCAAGAGGTATAGGTAATGCTCTAAATAGTTTTGCAGGAATAAAAAAATCAATTGGACAACAAAAAATGCCAGATATGGCAGCATGGAATAAAGCACAAGGACCAGGAACATTGGGAACTGCAGGAGATGATGGTAAAAATAAAGGTGGTAGATCCCCAAGTGGAAACAAAGGATTGAAAGATGCTAACAATCACCTTAAAAATATAGACGACAAAATAGATATTTCTAATGAACACTTGGAAATGATGAGAGATTTAGCAGAAATGGAAAGTATACAAAACTTTGTAACTCTAACTCCAACAGTACAAGTTACTACTGGGGATATTAAAGAAGAAGCAGACATAAACAAAATAATATCTAAGATAGAGAATTACATGGAAAATGAATTGGCTAACAGTGCCGAGGGGGTATATGCTTAATGTATAAAATGTATTTAGGAATTAATGATGGTGAAGAAGGATTTATACTCCCAGTGTTACCAGAGAAGATTGAATTTGATGAAGATGGTAACAATAAAACATACGATATAATTAATTTAGGAGAAATTAATACAATAAACAAACCTAAGTTAACTGAAATAAGTTTTGAAAGTTTCTTTCCCAAGCATAAAGGTCCTTATGTAAGCTCGGAGCAATTATTTGAACCGAGCTTTTATATTGCAAAGATTAGAGAATGGAGAGATAAAAAGCAAAAGATAAGATTTATATTTACTGGTAGCCCTTTAGAAATTAATGATCTATTTACTATAGAAAATTTTAAACCCAGCGAAGAAGGGGGAGCAGTTGGAGATATACATTATTCTATAGAACTTAAAAGATATAAAAACTATGCTGCTAAAAAAGTAGTCATAGTAAATAAGAAGGATAGTAATAAGAAAGCGGTTAAAACAAGCAATAAGCCACCAAGGCCAAGCAATACTAATAAACCTAAAACACACACAGTTAGTAAAAATGACACACTGTGGCACATAGCCAAAAAATACCTAGGTGATGGTAATAAGTGGCCACAAATTTATAATTTGAATAAAGATAAGATTAAGAATCCTAACTTAATATATACAGGACAAGTTTTAAGGCTTCCATAGGTGGTGATAAGTTGAATATACAATTATTATTGGATAATAAAGATGGGAATGTATTTGATATATCTGAATTAGTAAGCGAAGTTACCTGGAAAACTAAGAGAAAAGATAAGCCCTCTAGTTTGAATTTTGAAATATTAAAAGATAAGCAAATTACTATAAATAATGGTGATGTAATAAGTTTCAAAGCAGATAATAATCCAGTGTTTTATGGATATGCATTTGAAAATGGAGGAAGTAAAAATCCAATTACAAAAGTAACTGCTTATGATCAATTAAGATACTTACTGTTTAATGATACTTATGTATTTAAAAATAAAAAAGCAAGCCAGATATTAATCCAAATTGCTAAAGATATTAATTTAAGGATAGGAACTATAGAAGATACAGGGTATGTTATACCACAATTGTTAGAAGATGATAAAAAATTATTAGATATAATATATAGTTCTTTAGAGAAAACTTTAATGAATAATAAAAGAACTTATACATTATATGATGATTTTGGATATTTAAACTTAAAAAATATAAATAACATGAAGCAACCTGTAGTTATTAGTGATGATAATAACTTAGGTGATTACGATTGGAAAAATAGTATAGATAGTGATACTTATAATAGAGTTAAAATAGTAAGAGATAATAAAGATACTAAGGGCAGAGATGTTTATATAGCACAAGATAGTAGGAATATAGCTAAGTGGGGGAGACTTCAATATTATAAAAAAGTGGATGAAAAAATGAATAAAGCACAAATTCAAGAAATGGTTAACGCTGCATTAAAGCTTAAGAATAGAGAAACTAAGACTTTAAAATTAAAAGATATCATTAGTACAGATATAGCAGCAGATTTAAAATTAAGAGCTGGTAGTGGTGTGTATGTAGATATAAAAGAAAAAGGAATAAAACAGTATTATCTTATAGAAGAAGCTACTCATAAGTTTCAAAAAGGCAATTTAGTAATGGACTTTGATTTAAAGGTGGTGTAGATATGGGAATGATAGATACAATTAAAAAAGCAAGTATGGGAGCAGTAGGAGCTGGCAAACCTGTAGAAATAACTTTTGGTGAAGTTATAAATGCAGAGTATTTAAAAATAAAGGTAGACCAAAAGCTTATATTAGATAGAGATTTTTTTATTATTCCTGAAAGTTTAATTAGATATGAAATAGATTTAAAACATACTCATACTTATATAAACAATTCTATTGAAAGTAACCTAAATACATCTTTAGATAAATTATTAATTAGAGAAGGTTTAAAACAAGGAGATAAGGTTTTATTGCTTAGAATTCAAGGTGGCCAACAGTATGTAATCTTAGATAAGGTGGTGTAGGTGTGAGTGATGTTAGTATATTACCACAAGGAGCAGTTATATCTGATGATCTAGAAATGAAAGAAATAATCGAACCAACAAAGACTTATAAAATTAAAGATAATAGAATAGTGGGATTTATAGATGGTAAAGAAGCTTTAAAACAAGCAATAAGATTAATCTTAAATACAGAAAGATATGAGTATCTTATCTATAGTTGGAACTATGGAAGTGAACTTGATGGAGTTATTGGGAAGGATAAATCAATAGCGGAAAGTGAATTTAAACGTAGAATAAAAGAAGCTTTAAGCCAAGATGATAGGATTAATAATGTTGATAATTTTATATTTAAATACAATGGAGACAGTGTTTTTGTAGAATTCACTGTCTTTTCTATTTATGGAGAATTTACTGAAAGTGTGGTGAGATAGTAGTTGTTTGAAAATCAAACCGAAGAAGTGATTTTAGATAGAATGATGAATAAAATATCTAATGATTTAGACAAAAGAGAAGGTTCTATAATTTATAATGCTTTAGCACCAGCAGCCCAAGAGGTGGCTAAAATGTATTCAGATATGGACTACTTTTTAAAATGTACTTTTGCAAGTCCTGATATGCCAGATGAATTTTTAGATTTAAGGGTAGCAGAAGAGGGACTTAAAAGAGAAAAGCCAACTTATGCAATTAAAAAAGGATACTTTTATAACGAAGAAAATGAATTAATAGATATTCCTTTGAATAGTAGATTTTCTATAGAAGATTTTAATTTTATTGCTGTAGAAAAAATTTCTACTGGTTTATATAAAATGCAATGTGAAACAACAGGTATAGAGGGGAACTCTATAACAGGACCATTAATACCAATTGAATATATTGAAGGGCTTTCCATTGCTACATTGGGTGAACTTATTATACCGGGAGAAGATAAAGAAGATAATTATAGTTTATTTAATAGATATATAGAGCATCTTAATGAGAAACCTTATGGTGGTAATATAGCAGATTATAAAATTAATACTAGAGCTATTGAAGGTGTTGGAACTGTAAAGGTATTTCCTATATGGAATGGTGGTGGAACTGTAAAAATAGTATTTTTAGATAGTGATTACAGTGTCCCTACAAAAGAATTAATAGATAAGGTACAAACTATTTTAGATCCAGTACAAAATCAAGGCAAAGGTTTTGGTGTTGCTCCAGTAGGTCATATCGTTACTGTATTAGGTGCTAAAGATATAGAAATAAATATAGAAACAAAACTTCTTTTAAAGAGAGGACTTACTATTGGTCAAATTCAAGAAGATATAGAAAAAGTTATTAAAGATTATCTGTTAAACCTTAGAAAACAATGGCATGAAGAGGATAATACTATAGTTAGAATTAGTCAAATTGAAGCCAGAATTTTAAATGTGGAAGGTGTGGCCGATTTATTTAATACTAAGATAAATGATAAAGAGGAAAATTTAACGTTAGGAACTGAAGAAGTTCCAATGTTTAAAGAGGTGGTATTAAGTGAAAAAGAAATTAATTGATTTTTTACCGCCACAAATATCTGATATAGAAGAATTTAAAAATATAATGGCTACTGAAAATATAGAGTTAGAATTAATTGAAAAAGGCCAGCAAAGAATCTTAAAAGAAAATTTTATTGACACAGCAACAGAGTATGGAATAAAGCATAGAGAAACACTATTCAAAATTAGAGCTGATTTAGTAAATGATACATTAGAGTTTAGAAAGCTAAGAATTAAAAATAGAAAAATGGATAAGATGCCTATAACTCATAGGTCTTTGGAGTATAAATTAAAAACTTTATTTGGTGAAGGTAATTATAAAGTTGAAGTACTTAATGATGAATATGTATTAAAAGTGGAAATAAGCACTTTTGATTGGAGTATGTTTAATGAAATAATAGACAACTTTAGATATATAATTCCATGTAATATGATGTTAAGTTCTACTTTAGTCCAGAAAATAAGTACTAGTATTTATTATGCTAGTGCTATAACAAGTGGTGAGGAAATAACTGTTTATCCATGGATGCCTAAAGATATAACATCTAAGGGCAAAGTTAATATAGCTATGGGTAGCAATACAGGAGTAGAAAATATAACAATATACCCTAGAAAGGAGGCTTAATTAATGGCAGAACAATTTTATACAATACTAACTAAAATAGGTAAAGCAAAAATAGCTAATTCAACAGCGCTAGGAACTAAGGTTAATTTTTGTAAGTTACAAGTTGGAGACAGTAACGGAACTTATTATAACCCAACAGAAGACCAGACAGAGCTTAAACATAAGGTATGGGAGGGAAATATAAATTCTATTTCGATAGATGAAAATAACCCCAATTGGGTAATTATAGAGGTACTATTGCCTAGCAATGTTGGTGGGTTTATGATAAGAGAAGCCGCAATACTGGATGATGAAGATAATGTTGTAGCAATTGCTAAATATCCAGAAACATATAAACCACTAACACAAGATGGAAGTAGTAAAGATATACTTATAAGAACAATTTTAGAAGTAAGTAATACATCTAGTGTAACTTTAAAAGTAGATCCAACAGTTATATTAGCAACACAGAAAGACATACAGATAATAAATAGTAATATGGTAGATTTAAGTGAAAGAGTAAGTAAAAACGAGGAAAATATAACTAGTATTAAGTCGGATTTGGCTGATATTGCGACAGATATAAAATCAAAAGATGAAGCACAGGATAAAATTATTAAAGAAATTCAAAATAAAATTCAATTTGCTACAATAGCAAGAGATCAAAAGGATGCAGACACTGGTGTAT